AACTGAGAGGCTCTTACGAAGTCACTGTAAGTAATGTGGATGACGGAGAACCAGGAAGCCCCGGAAAATCTTATTATACATGGATTAAGTTTGCGGATGACGGACTGGGGAATGGCATGTCTGATTATCCGGACGGCAAGCAATATATGGGAATTGCTTACAATAAGGGAACCCTAGAGGAATCCAATAATGCGAGAGATTACCAGTGGGCGAGAATCACTGGGGAGGGAATACCGGGACCACCTGGAGACAATGGCGTTACCTATTATACATGG